CGTGCTGCAAGGCGGCGTCTGGAAGACCCCCGCGAAGGTGAGCGTCCTGAAAGATGGTGCGTGGGTGTCCGTGTGGCCCCCGGCCATCGACATCCCGCCGTACCTCTACGACTGCACCAGTGTCAGCAGCGCGGGCTGGGTCGTGGACTTCACCGCTCTCGACGGATGGCCGGAAGGCGACGTCAACGAAGCCTATATGTTCCGTTGCTCGACCCTCACGGGCTTCGACGGATACGTGGGCCGCAAGTTCCAGAAGACATTCCGTTCAACGGCGTACCCGACATTCAACTGCACGCTTGAGGACTTGTCGAACATCCCCGGCAAGGAGCGGAAGACAATCTCATTCACTTGTTCACCGAGGGCATAATCATGAGCAGGGCCACAGAGCGCGCATACGACATTCGGGTCCGGGGCGACGAGAAGCTCGTCGCTGACCGCCTCGACCAGATCAACATTGGTGACACGATGGTGCCTGACATGGCGCTCGTCACCAACGGTAACGGCACACTCAAGCTGGTGCCGACATCGAGCTTCGGGGGCGATGGCACGCCGGGAACAACGCTTCCCACGCCACCCCTCGGTCAGAACGACGCGCTGACGGCTGATCCGGCGGGCGTTGTGCAGTGGGGCGGAACGATTTCCGCCGGATCGTTTTAATCAGGAGAAAAGAAAATGGCTACGAAACTGCAAATCCTCCGTAACGTCGGCGCGACTGCCGTTGCGGTTCCGACCCTTCTGGAAGGCGAACTCGCCTTCGCCAAGGGCGGCTTCACGGGCGGCGCAGCCGCCAACGGCCTCGTCGTCGGTGACGGCGCTGCGGCTCAGGTTCTCGTCGGTTCGAACCGTCAGGTCGAACTCACGGGCAACCAGACCATCGCTTCCGGCACGAAGACCTTCGCTGCTGGCGCGAAGCTGGCCGTTGCGGTTGCCGACCTCAAGCTCTCGGGCGGCGCGGCTGGCAATTCGCTCATCACGGACGGCTCTGGCAACCTTTCGTGGGGCGTCGGTGGCAGCACGATCTCCGTGGACGGCACGACGCTTGTCGATAACAGCGGCGTCCTGTCCGTTGCTCCCGGCTACCCCGCGAGCATCATTGACGGCGTCACCATCGTCGCCGACGCCAATGGCAAGCTGACTGTCTCGAAGGCTGTTACCGCCGACGTGGCCGCTGGCACCGCCAACAAGTTCATCGACGCGGCGCTCCTCAAGACCGACGTTCTGGGTGGCACTCTCGCCAGCCTGACCACGACGGCCAAGACGCTCGTCCCGGCGATCAACGAAATCCAGACCGCCATCGTCGCTGCGGCTGGTGGCATCGTCTACGCTGGTACGCTCGACGCTTCGACGGGTGTCATCACCCCCGCTGCGGGCGTTGCCAACGTCCCGGCTGACATCGCGGATGTCGATCCGGCGCTCTGCAAGAACTACTTCTGGATCGTCACGACCCCCGGCTCAAAGGTCGGCACGGGTAACACCGTTGCTGCCAACAGGCAGGACTGGGTTGCCTCTGACGGCACGAAGATCGCCACCCTCAACTACGGCATGCCGAGTGTGGCCGCTGCGAACGTCTCCTTCGACGGCGCTGGCAACACCTACGCCATCGGCACGAACGTGCAGGATGCCATCGACCAGCTCGACGCGGCTCTCAAGGGTCCGATCGACGGCGGCACCTTCGCCTGACACCAACTTCGGGAGGGGCCGCAAGCCCCTCCCTGACACCATCGTTATATAACGAGAAGGAATAAGCCAGATGGCTACGACACAAGTTCAGGTTCTTCGTTCAAGCGTTTCGGGTGCTCGCCCTCCAGCAGGCTCGCAGCCGCCCGGCGTTCTCTATGTGAATTTCCCCGACAAGCAACTCGGCGTGATGATGCCCGATGGCACGCCCCTCGACCTCATTCCGACTGACACCGGATCGGCTACGGCTTCCGGCGACACGCCCCCGGCGAACCCGGCCCCCGATACCCTTTGGTACAACACCAACGATGGCTTCCTCTATATCTACTACGACGACGGCAACTCCGCTCAGTGGGTGAGCATCGCGGCTGGCGGCGCGTCTGCTGACGTCCCGGTGACGAGCGTGAACGCCAAGATTGGCGATGTCGTGCTGACGGCGGCAGATGTCGGCGCGGCAGACGCCACCCACACCCATGATTTCCCGGTCGATAGCGTGAACGCCAAGACGGGCGATGTGGTGCTGACAGCAGCCGATGTCGGCGCGGCAGACGCGGCGCATAACCATGATGGCGTCTACTCGCCCGTGGGTCATAACCACGATGACCGCTACCCGCTTCTTGGTCACAACCACGATGGCGTCTACGCCCCCGCCGTCCACGAACATGACGCCGCCTACGTGAACGTCACTGGCGACAGCATGTCGGGTGATCTCGAAATCGTCAAAGCGTCACCCAGCCTGACGATCCACCATCCCGGCATTGCATGGTGGAAGTTATACATCAACGGTAATGACGGCGGTATCCAGAACCACACTGGGCGTTGGATTTGGTACTCCAACAACGCCGACTTCTTCGTTCCCGGCAACCTCGTTTCCTACTGGTCTGACGCGCGGCTCAAGGAGGCGGTGCGTGATCTTGATGGCTACGAAGAGCGCATCATGGGCCTTCGCCCTGTCTCCTTCGCTTGGAACAAGAAGGGTCGCGAACTCACGAACCGGAAGTACCGCGAGCGGGAAATCGGCTTCATCGCGCAAGAGGCGCAGTCAGTTTCCGATCAGTACGTGGCCGAAAACCCTGTTGCTAAGTCCGACGAAGGCGATGCGTACCTGACCGTCCAGAAGGACGAGATGATCGCTGACCTCGTTGCGATGGTGCAGCAGCTCAACCGCCGCATTGCGAAGCTGGAGGGCGCGTAATGACCCTTCCTTGGTCTGGGCAGCTTGCTATGAGCATGGTCAACAGCGAGTTTGGCTGGGGCCTCGACATGGGTGCCTACGCTGGCAGGCAGTGGTGGACTGACGACAATCAGACGGGGTACTTCAGCACCAGCAACTTTGGCATGTATGAGTTTTACGGCAAGCGGGCGACGCCTCCCATCGTCCCCGGCGTTCGCGTGTTCGAATATACGGGCGTTTGGTCGGGCCTTAATACGTCAGTCAATCTCGGTGCTGAAGACCCGAAGCGTTACATCGTCGTGGCGGTTCAGACGCGAAGAACGGCCACTACCACTGTGACGCACACAGGCTGCACCGTCAACGGCGTGGTTATGACACGGGTCACTACTCACGGTAACAACGACGTGGCAGACCAAGAATACAATCGTGCCTCGTTATTCGCTGGATACGTTCCGACAGGCACAGTAGTCAACTCTACCGTCACCTCGTCGCACACAGGCAGTAGCGTCCAAGGCATCTTCAGACTTGTTGGCGACAATGTTCAGGTCTTGCAAACAGCGATTTCTGGGCCATCGCCTACTGTGTTCAATGTTGTTCCCAATAGCTGCATCATAGCGTCAGCAGGTTCCTCCGATCAATCTGGCCCAATATCAATTACGAACCTGACCCGCCACTACGACATCGACGGGTCGGGCTACACGCAGTCTGCTCAATCTAGGTACGACTATGCGGCTGCCGCCCACAGCATTGACCGCAATCGCGGCCTCTTCTGCGCTGCATCGTTCTATTCACCATAGGAGGCGTGCGCGGCTCTCTGGGGTCCGTAACAACTAACTTTTAAGGAAAATGGAAATGGAAAACGACAAGCTCTTTACCGACACTCTCGGCAACGCTGGTTTCACTGCGGAAGAAGCCACGTTCATTCTTGAAGCAGTGATGGATCACGCGAACAAGGTGAATGGCAACGCCTATTACCTCGACAACCAGATCGCCATCATGACGGCCCAGCGTGAGGCTCTGAACGACGATCTTACCGCTCTTGCGTCCTTCTCCGCGAAGATGGGCATGGTGTTCGCCAAGTTCCCCGCGCCGTACACGCCGCCTATGGCAGTGCCGCCGCAGGCCGCTCCGACGACTGACGGTTCGACCACGACGACTGACGGTTCGACCACGACGACCGAAGCCCCAGCCGAGGCCCCCGCCGAGGCCCCCGCCGAGGCCCCCGCCGAAACCCCGGCCACTTAATTGAAGACTAGACAGGAGAAGTACCCATGAAGACGAACAAGGCTGGCCTTGACCTTCTCAAGTCCTTCGAAGGACTGAGGCTCAAGACCTACAAGTGCAGTGCTGGCGTTGACACCATCGGCTACGGCCACACGTCGATGGCTGGCGAGCCGAAGGTCACTCCCGGCATGACCATCACCGAAAAGGAAGCCGAGGAGATCCTGGCGCGCGACATCGAGAAGTATGAGGCCGCCGTGGACAAGGCCATCACCGTGTCGATGACGGGCAACCAGAACGCGGCGATGACGAGCCTCTGCTACAACATCGGCCCCGCGAACTTCGCCAAGTCATCCGTGGTGCGCCATCACAACGAGGGCCATCACGACAAGGCCGCAGACGCCTTCCTCATGTGGAACAAGGCCGCTGGCAAGGTGCTGGCTGGGCTGACCCGCCGTCGCGAAGCCGAGAAGAAACTCTACCTCACGAAGGACGCCTGACCATGAGCGACGAGAGCCTCATTTCGCAGATCGCGGACACCATCGGTGACGTGATCGCTGACGGCAAGATCGACAACAGCGACATCGCGCGGGTACTGGCGCGGT